TTTGTATTACCAAGTAATGTCCATGGGGTTGCCGATAATAATTGTTTCTGTTGGAATGGGACACCTGGTACACCTAAAGCCGGAGTATATGGGTTTGTGTTAGCATTGTAAGGTGTTGTTGTTGTGTCATCAGTTGATAAATAATAATATGGTAGTGTTGATGTAAATCCAGTGTAATTTGATGGTGTTATAGTAAAAGTAAATGACGGGAAATATAAGTTGTTTACAATGTTTGTTGATGTATTATGACTTAATGGTGCGGAACCAACATTTTTAATTGGTTGATTAAGGTAATAATCACCAACAATGGTTAATCCCGGAACATTCCAACCTGTATTACCAAAAATACGAGAAAGATCATAACGGATATTTTGTTTTTCCGTATGTGGATCAACACCTCTAACAAACATTATTATCTCATAATTTAAATTATTTGCTAATGCATTAAGTGAATCAAAATTATTCACTTGTAGTTGTGGGATATTATTTTCATTATTATAATATTGACCATCAATAAATGTAGGTGGTATACTCGGTACAGATGATGTATAAGAAAGTGAAACCGCCGATGGATCCGATATAATATAACTTATTTTATGTCTTAAGAATTTTTGTGGGAATAAATTATTATTAGTAAAATTACCCATTGATATAAAATCCGAAACTGTAACACCAGTAATAACCTGAAAATATTCTAAATCTGTGGGATATTTTAAATAATCCGTCTTACTTGTTGCAGTTACCGTATCTCCTGTTTGAATAATATTTATTGTGGTAGTACTAGCAACTCCATTAGTCGTCACATACTGTAACGGTACCCCTATAGGTACAACGTTAGATGTTGTGTTTGGTGCTGCAGATAAAATTGTTGTACCTGTAACTGAGTTATTACCAAATTCATTTAATGTACCCCCTGTTAAATTTATATTTCTTGGTATAACCAACCCATTATTAAAGTTAGGATCTTGAAAAGTAACTAATTCACCAATACCTAATTGTTGTGCCGTACCAGGATTTGCTAAAACAAGAACAATTTGATCTGTAAATGTTGGTTGAGTACCTAAGTTATATGGGGCAACACTTAATTGTGGGTTTACGGTAGTTCGTATAACATTTGGTGAGTTAGTTCCAAAATATTTATCTCTAGTGTTAAACTCATTTAATTTTTGTGGATACGTTTCAGTTAATGGAAATCCAAACCATCTATAATGGACCCCAAGTTCTTTTTCCGCAGCAAACAAGAAGGGTTGTGGAGCATGGTATTTATTAAAAGCGTTAGGATCTGTTGTTGATGACAAAATATCATAACCCGAAAATAACCTTTTAAAATCAAGAACAGCGTCAACAATAACATCACCTCCCACTTGGTCATCAACAACTCTATTTAATAAAGATTTATATTGTATAATTAGAGCACCTGAACCACCCGCATAAAAATAACCTTTACCATTTGCATCACTATCCTCACCAGGAAAATTTTCTAAATTTGGGTGTGTTGCAGTATATGATGAAGACAAATTAACGGGAGCAATAAATGAAGTTGATTGAGCATATTGTATATTACTATCGTCCAAACCATTTTGTTGTTCTTCAATACTTGCATTAACCGAGTTTTCATCAATATCATCATCTAATTCTGCATTACCACAATCACAATCACAACTTGTACACTCAGGGTACGACATCATAGGTAACCCTATTCTTGGGAAGTTAGTTATTTTTATCAAATAAATCGCAGTGAACGCAATGAACGCTAATGATAACGCTAACTTAAATAAAGCAGCTAAAAGTTGTGCGGCAATTCTTAATATTACCCCCGCATTAATTACAGGTCCACCAGGAACCGCAAATCCAGTCGTTCCTTCTAAAATTGAATTTACCGCATCAATACCCTGTTGTACCGCCTGATAACCAAAATAAATACCTAAAACAATTAATAGATATTTTAACACAGGCCAAGCCCAAGCAACAAAGTGAGCAACAAATAATATAACCAATATTGGTATTGCAAGGATATTAATTAATAAATTAAATACAAAAAATATAAAATCAAAATTTCGGATGATATCATTAACAGGAAATGTATTAACTGTAGATTTACAAGTTCTATCATCAATTTCTTTAATACCTAAATGTTTTGCTCTACCTGCACCTTTTTTATATCTATCCAAAAACATTGCTGTGGTATAAACTTTATTATAATTAAGTTCATAAAACTTATCCTCACAATCAATCGCCTCTTGTATCATTTGTTGACCAACGACTGTTGTGTTATCACCATAATCATTCCAATCTAAACTAAACGCATATGATCTTAAAGCGTCAAAAGTTGGTTGTTGATAAAAGGTATAATTAAATTGAGTTAAAGTACCAGGATCTACAGGAACCACATTTATCGTAATTGTTGTTGGCACTACCGTTATCGGAATGCTCTCCAAATCACCAAAATATGGAACACCATTTAATAAAATCGTAAAACTACTTACATTAATTTTATTATCTAAAACTAACCCACCTGTTGAGGTGTTATTTAATGTAACTGTCGTAGTAAAGGTACCACCTGGTAACGTAAACTGATATGGTGTTGTTGGGTAATTTATTAATGGATCAGCAGAAGAATTAACCCACCCATGTTCCTTAATATTAGGAACCAAATAATGTCCCCTTAAAAATGGGTTTTGTAATCCTTGTTCATTTTGCCATTTAAATTTAAATCTATATTTACCTTTAGTTGGTATACCTTTTTTAGGGTCATTAGATAAAACTTGTTCACCAAATTCATTCGTCACAATATAATTTAAGTTCATCGGAACATTTATTAAATATGTCCCGTCTCCGTCAATAACTTTACCATCCTCATCCAATTCGTGAGTTTCAAGAATTGGTCTACCATCTTGATCAACATTAATAGTTTGTCTTATTGTTAGTATTTGTCCCGGACCCGAAATTAATTCACATAAATTACCCGTATCATTTTTTGGCCTACAAGTTATTGCCCTAACAGCATCATCATCAGTAGTTGATATTAATGACCCCATAAACACCGCATTAGGTTTTATGGTTATATTTGCGCTTGCCGTTAAATCAAAATCTGCCCTACTAATACCTAATAAACAAATTTCAGGTTCACCCCATAACGGAGCAACTTCAATTATCTTATTTAATGTTACAATCTGAGGTAATTCGTTAAGGTTTGTAGATGTCTTAAATTTAGATCCATTAACTTGTGATTCAACCGCAACTCCAGAATCTATTAAATCTTGTGGTGATAACGAAAAACAACCTATGTCAGATAGGTCAACATCCATTAATATTGTTTGAGTTCCTGTTGGAACTCCAAAAATCATATAATCCCCACTATCGTTTGTCCTTACTGAGAATCTATAATATTTGTCATAAACCTCAACATAAGATTGATCTGTTAAAATTTCTTGTTTAGATGGGAATGTACCTGTTGCTGCGTGTCCAGTATATGATGGTTCTTTAGGTAATAAGTTATATCTATACCCATCAGCACTTACATCGGATAATGTTTGATATGGATAAAGTTCAGATATTATTGGGTTGTCAATGTCAATGTCATCAATTGGAACGAATACCGAAACTCTTGCGTTTGGTACACCGTATCCGTTATTAACTAATACTCTTCCGATTATAACACCATAATCAGAACACATTCTATTATAGATGTCTCCCTGATTAATCTTTAAAGATAAAATCTCCAAAAATTCAAAATCCTGTTCTAACTGAATATTAATTGTCTTCTCGGTACCAGGTGTTGTACGTATTCTATATGATTTTGGCATTATTTATTCTTTCTTGATAAATAGTTTATTTCCTATTTTCAAAAAATAATTCTTTTATTTGAAAAATAAATTATCAGGAGAAATTAATCGTTCTAAAGTTAAGAACATTGACCGTAATATCCTTATTTGGATATCTAATTTGATAGATTTGCATTGGTTCCGCAAATACCGTATCCGCAATTAGTTGGATTTGTTTTGTTGATGGATCCTCATATTGTTGTGATGTTTGGGAAGATGAGTATTGACCCCCAACTTTATTATAAACAAAAATACCCGAAATAGATATTACCCCGTTTTCGCTTTGTATTAATCGTCTTATTTCAGAGATATAAACATTTTGACCCAACCCTCTAACCGCAGGACTAAAATATGCTGTAATGATATTAATAATCTTAGCAACAATGGAACCTTGATTTTGACTTGAATCCAAAATAACATCAACATCAATCGCCAAGTCAATAACATTAGCAGTCTCAA